TACCTTTCCTGTAACCCCGGCGGCGTGGGCCATTTCTGGGTCAAGCGCCTGTTTGTAGACCGGGATTTCCGGGGTACGGAGAACCCCGACGACTATGTTTTCATCCCTGCGACTGTTGATGACAACAAGAACATCAACAAGGACTACATCGACCAGCTGGATTTGCTTCCCGAGGATATTCGGCGGGCGCACCGCTTCGGCGACTGGAATGCCCTGTCTGGTGTCTACTTCGAGGAGTTTACCGACGGCATCCACACGTGCAAGCCGTTCCCGTTGAAACCGCATTGGCGGCGGTACCGGGCAATGGACTATGGCCTTGACTGCCATTTCTGCATCTGGGTAGCAGAGGACGAAACAGGAAGATGTTATGTCTACCGCCAGTATCAGCAGTCCGACCAGATCGTGTCCGAGGCCGCGAGAATGCAGCTTGGATTGACCAGGCCGGATGAAAGCATCAATTACACCATTGCGCCCCCCGACCTTTGGGCCAGAAACCGTGAAAACGGTCGTTCCCAGGCAAATACCTTCATGGAATACGGCGTTTCCCTCTACAAAGCGGACAACAACCGTAAACAGGGCTGGTATGCGCTGAAAGAATTGCTCAAGATCCGGGAGGATGGCAAGCCGGGTCTTATTATCTTCGACACGTGCGGCTCTCTGATCGACAGCCTCAAGTGCCTGCAGCATGACAAAACAGACCCGAACGACGTTGCCAAACAGCCCCACGAAATTACCCACGGCCCCGATGCCTTGCGGTATTTCGCTCAGACCTACACTCTCCCAGCCGATCCCATCAAAGCTCCCGTGGAGGAGGACGAGGACGAGGGCGGAGAGGATTATTTCCACCACATGTGCGGCACCGGCCTCTCCCGGAGCTACATCATGTGTTAACTCGTAATTTCCAGCCTACCAGAGCTGCGATATACGGCCTACCAGAGCCGAAATGAAAGGAGATCCCTATGCACGAGAATGAAGATTTTGGTTTAGAGGAATTTGAAAGCGCCCTGTTCGACGACGACTACCAGACCGGCGACGACAACGACACCGACGATTCCGATGCGACCGAAACCGACGACGATTCCCAGGACACCGGCTCCGACGACCAGGACGATGCCGAGGGCGACGATTCCGACGAGGATGAAGATACCGACGATTCCGAGGACGACGGCGCTGACGGCGACGGAGAGGGCAACAGCGGCAATACCAATGCCGACGGCACCTTCACCATCAAGGTCAACAAAGAGGAGCGCAAGGTCACTCTTGAGGAAATGACCACCCTTGCCCAGAAAGGTGCAGATTATGACCGGGTCAAGGAGCAGAACACCAAGCACCAGCAGACCATCGCTGATCTGCAATCCAAGCTGGAAGGGGTCTCCTCCCAGCAGGCCGTGCTGGACATTCTGGGTACCATCGCCCAGAGAAGCAATTCTACCCTCGAACAGCTCGCAGAATCCCTTTACATCAACTTCCGCAAGAGTGCCGGCGCTTCTGAGGATGTTGCCCGTGAGGAACTGAAGTCTGCCAAGCTGGAAAAGGAGCTGAACAGCTACAAGGCCAAACAGACCCAGCAGCAGGAACAGGAAACCGATGCAGAGGCCCGCGCAAAGCGGGATCTTGAGGACTTCGCCCGGGAATATCCCGAAGTGGAGCTTACCGAGGAACTGGTGGACAAGCTGGTTCCCGATATCCAGAACGGCATGACCCTTTCCGCTGCCTACCGCAAGTACGAAAAAGCTCAGGATTCCGCCCGAATCAAGGAGCTGGAACGTCAGCTTGCCGCCAAGGCACAGAATGACAAGAACAAGAAACGTTCTCCTGGTTCCCAGCGTGATTCCGGCGGTCGCAGTCCTAAGAGCGACTACGACGTTTTTGAAAAGGCACTTTTCGGATAAGTGCCGGAAAGGATAACCCACTATGGCTGAAACTATCCATTTTGGTGAGAAGTTCCGTACCGCTCTGGCGAAGTATTTCGCCGGTAAGTCCGTAACTGAACACGCATTTAACCACAATATCGATGCCGAGTTCAGCGGCAGCGACACCGTACATATCTACGAGATCGCAACCACCGATCTGAACAACTACGACAAGACTGTCGATCCCTCTACCGGCTCCCGCTTCGGTAAGGTTATCGAGGTCGGCGACTACCGTTACACCTTCAAGCTGACCCAGGACATTTCTCTGGATCGCTCTGTTGACCGTGGTAACAACGATGCCCAGTTCAACATCAAGAAGGCCGGTGCCATTATGAAGGCTTACACCGACAAGCGTATTCGTCCCCGCAAGGACAAGTACCGTCTGCTGAAGTGGTGTACCGAAGCCGGTATTCACATGGGTCTGGCAGCAGCCCCCACCAAGGCTACCATCATTGAGCAGATCATTGATCTGCACGATGCCATGATCGACGAGGACGTTCCCGAGACTGACGGCACCCTGTACATCGCCCGTCCCTATCTGAAGGTTCTGAAGCTGGCTCCCGAGTGGGTCGGCCTGGATTCTCTGGGTGGCGAAACTCTGCCCAAGGGTACCGTCGGCAAGTTCGACGGCCTGGTTGTGCAGCCTGTCTCCGCACGCAAGTTCCCTGCGAACTGCTACTTCGCCATCTTCTGCAAGGATTCCATCATTGCCCCCGAGAAGATTAACACCTTCCGTGGCATCAAGGATTCCGAGAACATGGACGGCGACCGCCTGCAGTACCGTTCCAAGTTCGATGCTTTCGTCATGCCCAGCCTGGCCGCTGGTGCCGCTGTCGCCTGCGCCGCTTCTGTCGTAACTGCTACTCCCACCGTTGCTATCGCCAACGGTAAGGCAACCGTCACCGCCGCCGAGGGCGCCGTGGTTTACTACACCCTGGACGGCTCCGACCCCCGTTACCAGTCCGCTGACCGCAAGGTTTACAGCGCTGCCGTTACTGTTGCCAAGGGCGACATTTTCCGCTGCTGTGCTGTTGCAGACGGCAAGTTCCATAGTGCCGCCACCTACAACGAGATTACGGCCTAATTATGCTCAATAGGGAGGCTCCGGCCTCCCTATTTCTGAAAGGAGATACCCATGGATATTATCTCCATGATTCTTTTGACGGTTGTGCTTGTGGCACAAATCGTCCTTTTTGTCCTCTTTTTCCTGGAGAAACGGTATGTTAATCACCGTTTCAGCGCCATGCTGCAGTACATCGACCGCAAGGTTGAGGATGCAGACTGCCGGGAGGATATCGAGGAATCCGTTGATGATATGCTGAATGCTTTCGGTGAGAAGATCAACGAGCGCTTTAAGCGGCAAGACGAAGTAAATGCAGAGCGATTCAAACGGCATCATGACGCTATTATTGAAACGAGAAATGCTGTGTCTGAACAGGTAAAAGGGCTGCTGCTGGACTATACCCAGGCGCAGGAGGCCGCAGATAAGGTCAACGAATTTGCGACCGGCCTTGCTTCCATCTTCGACTATGACCCTCTTGTAGCTATCAAAAAGGGCCGCAATAAGGAGGCAAGTTAATGGCAAAGAAATTCAAAATCCCTACTCATGAAGAAATCTGGAAGCGTTTCGAGAAGGGCTACAGCTTCAACGAGAACATCGGTCTTTATGACCAGGTTACCGTCAATGAGAATTTCTTCATCGGCAACCAGTGGGAGGGTGTGGAGGCTAACGGCCTGCCGACCCCTACCTACAACATGTTTAAGCGAGTAATCAATTTCCAGGTTTCCACCATCACATCCGACAATCTGGTGATCCGGGCAATCCCCATGCCCTCCACATCCAAGCTCACCATGAAGGAGCTGGAAAAGATTGCGGATATTGTAAGCCAGCAGTTCGCCGCTATCATCAAGCGGAACCGCATTGTGGCAAAGAACCGGGAATTTTTGCGTAATGCTGCCGTCTGCGGTGACGGCTGTATGCACTTCTATTTCGACCCCACCATTGAGAACGGCCAGGACGTAAAGGGCGAGATCGTCGCCGAGATCATTGATAACCTCCGTGTCATGTTCGGCAATCCCAACTGCCGGGATGTACAGCGACAGCCGTTTATCATCATCTACCGCCGGGAAATGGTGGACGAGGTACAGTACCGCGCAGAGCAGTACAAAGAAGCCGGTCTGTGTGAAATCGAGGATATCGAAAGCATCAAGCCGGATTCCGATAAATTCCAGAATAAGTACGACAACTTTACCGACGATAAGGTGACGGTCGTTACATATTACTTCCGAAACCGGGACACCGGCACAATCTGGTGTATCGAGGCCACCGAACAGGGCATCTTGCGGGAGGCTTACGACACCGAATACACCCTCTATCCGCTGATCTGGATTAACTGGGATTATGTCCGGGACTGCTACCACGGACAGGCTATGGTCACCGGTCTACTGGCAAACCAGAAGTTCATCAATAAGATGTTCGCCCTGGTCGGTATTTCTCTGCTTACCACCGCTTTCCCCAAGGTTATTTACGACCGAAACCGCATTTCTCGTTGGGACGGCAGT